CGCCGCCGGCCGCTGGATCGCCGCCCACCCAGAGCGCAGCACGCGCGGCTACCACATCAGCGCCTTGTACGCGCCAATCGGCCTCGGCCCGAGCTGGGCCGACCTGGCGCGCGAATGGCACAGCGCCGTCAAGTCGCCCGGCACCCTGCGCACCTTCATCAACACCCACCTCGGCGAATGCTGGGAAGAGCAGGGCGACCACGTCGAGCCGGTCGGCCTGCTCGCCCGTTTGGAGCAATACGAAGAAAAGCCCAAGAGCCTTGCCCGCACCGCCGGTGTCGACGTGCAGAAAGACCGCCTCGAAGCCACCATCGTCGATTGGGATGCCGGCGAAGAAGCCTGGACGATGGATCACCTCATCATCCCCGGCGACACCGCGCAGCCCGAAGTCTGGGCCAGCCTCGCCGAAGAGCTCGCCCATTGGGCGCCCGATGCCGTGGCGGTCGACTCCGGCTACAACACCAGCATGGTCTATGCTTGGGTGGAAAATCGCCGCTGGGCCTTCGCCGTCAAGGGCAGGGCAGGGCCGGGCGTACCCATCGTCGAAGACGACAAGGCCCGCCGCCAGCGCCTGCGCCGCCAGCGAAAGAAGGGCATCCTGGTGCACCTGGTCGGCGACGACCAGGCCAAGGCGCTGATCTATTCCCGCCTCAAGATAGCCGCACCCGGCCCGGCCTACATCCACTTTCCGGCCGATCCGTCCTTCGACGACGAATACTTCGCCCAGCTCACCGCCGAAAAGCTCGTCACCAAGATGCGCGGCACCCGCCCCTACGCCGAATGGGTGCAAACCCGGCCAAGAAACGAGGCGCTCGACTGCTGGAAATACGCCCTGGCCGCGCTGCGCCTGGCCGGCATCGACCTGCGCGCCCGGTCGGCTGCGGTCAACGCCGAAAAACAAGCAAAACCCACCGCTCCGGCCAAGCCGGTTCGCCCCGTCAAACAACACACGATAGGCTGGTAAATGGACATCCTCGATCACATCGCCGACTACATCAAGGCCGAGCTTGGCGCCGACATCTTCACCGACGCCAAGCGCGAAGAATTCATCGTCAATTTTCGCCTGCAGTATGGCAAGGATCGGCACTACGTCTATTCGCTGGAAAGCAAGCAGCACGTCGAGCGCGTGTCGGCCGTCTTCGCCTGTCTGCGCGCCGGGCTGACGCCGCGCGAAGCCGGCGAGCGCCTCGGCATCAGCAAGCGGAGGGTCAATCAGATTATGGCCACGATGCCGATGCCGGGAAACCCCCTGCCTTAACCGCTTCCCACCCGCCCGGTAAAACGCTCACATGAGCGCCCCTATACCGACCACCGAGCCGGCCAGCATTCGCGCCGGCGATTCCGCATCCTGGCAGATCAGCGATGCGAACTATCCCGCTGGCGATAGCTGGGGACTGACCTACACCTTCATCAACGCCGCCGGAAAGTTCTCCATTGCCAGCACGGCCTCGGGCAATGATCACCGGGTCCACGTGGCGCCCGCCGTCACTGCGCTTTACGTCGCCGGTGCCTACGCCTGGCAATGCGTCGCTGCCAACGGAACCGACGCCTACACCATCCGCACCGGCACCATGGATGTGGTGGCCAGCTTCGCCGCCGCGGCCACGCTAGACGCCCGCAGCCATGCCGAGAAGACGCTGGCGGCGCTGGAAGCCTGGATCGAAAACCACGACATGGCCGTCGCCGAGTACGAAATTGCCGGGCGCCGGATGAAATACATCCCGATTGCCGACCTGCTCAAGCTGCGCGACCAGTACCGCCGCGAAGTGCGCAGCCAGCCCGGCGCCGCGCCGAAGTCAGGCCGCGTTTATCTGAGGTTTTAAATGGCCGCTCAATCGGTTGCTCCATTCAACGGCAGCGTCATCCTGACCGAGTTTGCCGCCGGCCAGCGCGCCAAGCGCGAAGCCACCAAGCGCCGCGAACTCGCCGCGCAGCAGCAGAAGTCCTTCGCCGCCGCCTCGCTCAACCGGCTGACCAGCACCTGGCGCATCACCGCCGAGCGCATCGACGATGAGTTACGCTCGGACCTCGACGCCCTGCGCCAGCGCAGCCGTTCGCTGGAAAACAACAACGACTACGCCCGCAACTACCTGGACATCGTCGAGACCAACATCATCGGCACCGATGCACCGCGCCTCGTCTCGCTCGCCGACAATGCGCCGGGCAACCCGGACACCCTGGCCCGCGATGCCATCGTCGCCGCCTGGGCCGATTGGGGCCAGCGCGGCACCTGCGAAGTCACCGGCCAGTATTCCTTCACCGGCGTCTGCCAGGCCATCGCCCGCGGCACCGCCCGCGACGGTGAATTCTGCGTGGCCCTGCACCCAGGCTTCGACAACGCCTACGGCTTCGCGCTGCAGGTCATCGACGTCGACCGCCTCGCCACCTGGCTCAACCGCAACGCCGCCGAAGGCCAGAATGCCATCGCCGCCGGCGTCGAGGTCGACGGCTACGGCCGGCCCGTCGCCTACCACTTCGCCGCCGGCGATGTGCATGGCTCGCGCGCTACCAACCGCGTCGAGGCGCGCACCCTGCTGCACCGCTTCGTCGTGCAGCGCCCCGAGCAGAAGCGCGGCATCCCGTGGATGCACGCCTCCATGCTGTCGATGCACTATGCCGGCGAATTTGCGCTATCGGCCCTGATGGCCGCCAAGGCCGGCGCCGACCATCTCGGCTTCTTCGTCACCCCGGACGGCGCCGCGCCGCCGCTGGGCACCGAAGCCGCCGACGAAACCGGCGCCAAGATTATGACCAGCACGCCGGGCACCTACGATACCCTGCCGGAAGGCGTCGATTTCAAGCAGATCGACAGCAAATACCCGAACGAAGTCTTCGCGCCATTCCTCAAGTCCGCGCACCAGCGCATGGCCAGCGGCCTGCCCGGCGCGTCGTATCCTGAATTGTGCAACGACTACGAAGCCGTCAATTTCAGCAGCATCCGCGCCGCCATCCTGAGCACCCGAGACGAATGGAAGAAGCGCCACAAGTGGTTCGCCGAAGCCTGGCTGGAGCCGATCTTCGCTGAATGGCTGCGCCTGGCGCTGGCCAAGGGCGCCATCATGCTCCCCAACGGCTCGCCGCTGCCGATCGCCAAGGCGCAGAAGTTCGCCGCCCACGCCTGGCAATTCCGCGGCTGGAGCTGGGTCGATCCGCTCAAGGACATCCAGACCGCCAAGGAATCCATCGACCTGCGCATCACCAGCCGCAGCCGCATCGCCGCCGAAATGGGCCGCGATCTGGAGGAAGTCTTTGACGAGTTGCAGCGCGAAGAAGCGCTGGCCGAAACCTATGGTATCGCCCTCAACCCCGAGCCGCCGCCTGCCGCGCCTGCGCCACTACCGGAAGACGACGGAAGCAAGGCGCTGGCCATCGCGCTGGCCCGCTCGCTCGGCGAAGATCGCAAGGCCGGCGACACCATCATTCACAATCACCAGCCGCCAGTCACCGTGACGACGCCGGAAGTGCGCAACGAAATCACCGTCCAGCCCGCCGCCGCGCCGGTCACGAACATCACCAACGAAATCACCGAGCGCGAACAAGCGGCGCCGATCATCAATTTCAACCCGACCACCAACGTCGCCGCGCCGAATGTCGAAGTTGCGGTCGAAGCCATCATGCCGGCCGCGTCCGAAGTCCGTATCACCAGCCTGCCGGAGCGGGTCACCACCACCGAAATCGTCCGCGACGGCAACGGCAACATCGCCGAATCGAAGCAGACCGAAACAGACGCATAAAGGAATAACCATGTCCCTCTCGAACGCATCCGAATCCGACGCCCTCGACATCTTCCTGGAAGGCGTTGACCCCGCCTGGCGCGCCGGCGCCACCGGCTATCTCGCCCTCGTGACCGGCGTATCGGTCGATGAAGCCGACCCGCTGGCCAACGAATGCACCTATACCGGCTATGCCCGCGTTGCGCAGACCAAGGCCACCGCATGGTCGGGCAGCGGCGACACGCGCACCAATGCCAACCTGGTGCAGTGGGGAAAGCGCACCGACGCCGGCGCCACCCAGACCGCCACGCATGCCGTCTGGGTCGATACCGCCAGCGGCGCGATCAACATGGCGATCATCATCCCGCTTGACGACGACCTGCCGGTCTCGCTCAACATCCGCCCGCAGGTCGAAGCCGGTGGGCTGACGGTAAACGCCGCCTGACATGGGCTTCAACGGCACGCGCGACCTCGGCCTGGCAGAGCAGGAAGGGCGCACCCACTTCTGCAGCTTTCGCAAGGTGCCGTCGCAGGCATCGACGGCGCACGGCTGGGTCGACCTGTCGATGGCCGCCGGCAACCCGCTGCCGCAGTATTACGCCGCCAGCCCGCTGGAAGCCGCGCGCCTCGAAGGCATGCGCGGCATCTTCCACGGCGACGACAAGGCGCCGAGCACCATGCACATGACCGACTGGAACGTCGTCACCCCGACCGCCAACTGCGTCGGCCGCCTCAAGGCGCTGCGCTATGGCCTGTATTACCCGTTCATTGACGGCGATTCGCTCGACCAGCAGGACATGGTCAATGACGTCGCCCCGCTGAACACCCCGGCGCAGGGCTGGAAGGTCATGATCGTCGCTGTCGCGCCGACTGCCGGCGGCGGCACGCTAACCTTCAACTACATGCGCGGCGATACCGAAAAGACCTCGCCGGTCATCGCCCTGAATACTGCCGTCGTCAATATCGCCAGCATCGCCACCGGCGATCCGGGCGTCGCCGCAGGTGGCATGCCATTCGCCAGACTGGCGAATGGCGACGAAGGCGTCGACCGGATCACCAGCGTCACCTTCATCGCGCCCTCCGGCGGCCTCTTCGCCTTCGTCCTGGTCGATCCGCTGGCCGACATTGCCACCCGCGAAATCAACACGCCCGCCGAAAAGAACTTCGTCCAGACGCACCCCGGCGCGCCGCGCATTCACGACGACGACTACATCAACTTCATCGGCAACTGCACCGGCAGTGTCGCCGCCGGCATCTTCGCCGGTTTCTGCAAATTCGCCTGGAGCAAATAATGGGCTACACCTCACACGACGACCTGCTGACCCAGATCTCCTCCGGCAAATACCTGCGCGCCGAAGGCAGCAAGATCACCAGCCCCGTGCACACTGCCGGCGGCTGGCACCTGCTGGTTGCCAACAACGGCATGCCGAACGGCGGCGCTTTCCCCGGCAGCTCGCTCGCCTGGCAGGGCTGCAGCGAACCCACCGGCGACGGCACCACCATCATCGGCCTGCAGCACGGCGGCAACCCAGGCGGCGCGGCCACAAAACACCTGCTGTCGATCAGCGCCAACCTGGTCGCCGCAGCCGGCGCCCCATGGCAGGCCAAGCTGGTTGATCTGATCGGCTATTACAAGCTGACCGGCACCGATGTCACCGGCACCGGCGCCCGCACCCTGACCGGCACCCCGACGCACCGCTACGGCAACGGCGACGGCGTGCAGGCCTGCATCGTTTCCGTCACCCAACCGACTGCCGGCGGGCCGAATATCTCAGCTTCCAGCTTCACCAACGCCGCCGGCACCGCATCGCGCTCTTTCCAGGGCGCGCCATCGTGCGGCGCAACGGCCGATGCCTACGCCACCCGCGTCATTCACTCGGGCAACGCCGCCGGCCGCTACGGTCCATTCCTGCCGCTGCAGGGCGCCGATACCGGCGTGCGCAGCATCCAGTCGATCACGCTTTCCGGCGGCACCGCCTACACCGGCTCCGGCGTCCTCGCCATATGTCTGGTCAAGCCGCTTGCCGACATCAGCATTCCGGTTTCCGGCATGTGGTCTGAGCGCGACCTGGTCAATCAGATCAACAGCGCCCCGAAAATCGCCGACGGCGCCTGCCTGGCCTGGATGCTGTTCGGCACCGGCGCCACCACCACCAACTCGCCATTCAGCTTCGCGCTCGATGTGGGCTGGGGCGGCTAAATGCTGATCTGCACGGGCGTCCGCGCTGGCGGTGGGCCGTATCGCTACTCCGGCGCCAATTCGGCGCTGGCAGTCGACCGCAACAAGGCCGGCACCGCCGCGCTGGCGATCGGCTTCAACATCAGCGAAGCCACCGTCGTCGCCGGTGAAAGCATTGCCAACACCAGCGGCATCCCGGCCGGCGTGCGCCACCCGCAAGCCTGGGTGCTGCCGGTCAAGGGTGGCGGCATCAAGTCCTACAAGCGCACCGACATCCTGATCGACGGCGCGGCCGTCGGCGAGCTGGGCTTCGCCCGCAGCGGCGCAACGACAATCACCATCGACGCCAGCGCATCCGGCGGCCTGATCGTCGGCGCCACCGGCAGCGCCACCATCACCATCGACGGCCAGGCCGCCGTGGTTGGCACCATCAATGGCACCGGCCAGGCGACGATCAGCATCGACGCCGCCGCCGTCATCGGCGCCGTCGCCTCGCTTACCGGCCAGGCGACGATCGCCGTCGACGGCCACGCGGCCATCATGGGGCTGGGTTACATGACCGGAACCACCGTCGAAAGCGGCGCCTTGACACCGGAAGCCATTGCCGTAAAGGTATGGGAATACATGATCGGCGGCAGCCCCGCGCAAGACCTGCTCGCCGCCGCCGGGGCCGCTGGCGACCCGCTGCTCGGCACCGTCGAGGGCGCGCTTACGCTGCGCGACGTGCAGCGCATCATGCTTGCCGCGCTGGCTGGCCTGTCGGAACGCACCGGTAGCACCATCACCTTCACCTCGCCGGTCGACGGCGCGACGGTTCGCATCACCGGCAGTTTCGACGCGGAGAATAACCGCACCGGCGTGATTCTCGATGGCGACTGAGCCTGGCTGGTTCTATCAGTGGTTTGCCGATAGCTGGTTTCCGCCGGTCTGGTTCGCTCCGGCCGATGAGGAAGACGTGCCGGTCGAGGAGCGGCGTGGTGTCGGCGGCACACCGGACAAGCCGAAGAAGCGCCGCCGCCCGGCCATGATCTACAACCCGCTGCCGGTCATCGAACCGGCCCGCGGTCCGGTCGATGAAGTCGAAGCGCTGCTGCTGTGCGGCGCCCTGTGATAGTGGGAAGCCGCCTGCCTTAATCGTTTCCCGCCCGGTCCGTAAAACGTCACTCATGGAGGCTTGCCCATGAGTTTGACCCGCGATCTGCGTTTTGCCCACGACACCCGCGCCGCCCACCCGGACGGCGAAGACCTGGTTGTCGAGATGTCGTTCGCCTCCGACCAGCCATACGAGCGCTGGTGGGGGATCGAAGTACTCGACTGCGCCGAAGGCTCGGTCAATCTGGCGCGCCTCAACGACGGCGGGCCGCTGCTGTTCAATCACGATTGGGACGCCCTGCGCGGCCATCATGTGCCTGGCAGCGTGCGCTGCGACGCCGACCAGGTCGTGCGCGGCCAGGTCGCCATTTCATGGGCAGCCGACGACGGCAAGACGATCAAGCTCGTCACCGGTGGCCACCTCACCAAGACCTCGACCGGCTACGAGATCCACGAGATCGTCGAGCAATCGACGAAGAAGTCCGGCGAAAAGATTTCACGAACCCTGGATGGCCAATTGTTCGACCGGGTGCTGACGCGCTGTCACGCCGATGCACCGGGCGACCTGGCCGCCTTTCGGCGCGCGCTGGATGCCGCCGCCGGAACCTTTGAACGGGCAGCAGACGAGCCGACCACCTACGTCGTCAAGCGTTGGGAAATCCTCGAAAACTCGCTCGTCACCGTGCCTGCCGACACCTCGGTGGGCCTCGGCCGCAGTCGCGCATCCGAAACCACCATCCCCGCTATTCAGGAGAACAGCACCATGACCGAAAAAGTCGAAACCGTCGACGTCGCCGCCATCGAGCGCGCCGCCACCGACAAGGCCAACAAGCGCGTCAACGACATCGCCGCGCTGGCCGAGCAGTTCAAGGATTACGCCGACGTGCGTGCGATGGCCGATCAGGCGATCCGCATCAATCAGCCGGTCGAAGATTTCACCGCCGCGCTTCTGAAGCATGTGTCCGAGAAGTCGAAGAAGGTCGACATGACAATCGGCATGAACGCCAAGGAAGCCAAGCAGTTCTCGATCATCAAGGCATTGCGCGCGATGACCGAAAACGACTGGTCTGGGGCCGGCCTCGAGCGCGAAGCCTCGCGCGCCATCGCCGACAAGATTCGCGGCCTCGGCGTCGAACGCGCCGGCTCCGGTCGCGGCTTCTTCATCCCGCTCGAAGTCCAGCATCGTGACATGACGGTCGGCACCGCTGCCAACGGCGGCAACATGGTCGCCACCAACCTGCGCCCGCAGGACTTCATCGGCCTGCTGCGCAACCGCATGCTGGCGATGCAACTCGGCGTCCGCCGCCTGGGTGGCCTGGTCGGCAATGCCGATATCACCAAGCAGACCGCCGGCGCCACCGCCTACTGGCTGGCCACGGAAGCCACGGCGATCACCGAAGCGCAGCAGACCCTCGGCCTGTTGCAACTGCGCCCGAACAACCTCGGCGCCTACACCGAAGTTTCCCGCCAGTTGATGCTGCAATCGACGCCGGATGCCGACGCCTTCGTCATGGAAGACCTCGCCGCCCAGCTCGCCGTCGCCATCGACACCGCGATCCTCGTCGGTACGGGAACCGAGCAGCCGCAGGGCATCGTCGGCACCGCCTCGGTGGGCGCCGTCACCGGCACCACGCTGGGCCTCGCCGGCCTGATCGAAGCGCAGACCGATGTGGCCGCCGCCAACGCGCTGAACGCCAACTGCCGCTACGTGACGACCCCGGCCGTCGCCGGCCTGCTGACGCAACGCGCCCGCATCGCCTCGACCGACTCGGTTACGCTGTGGAAGGGCAACATCAACGACGGCATGGTCGAAGGCTACCAGGCCCACACGACCAACAGCATGACCGCCGCCACCGCCATCTTCGGCGACTTCTCGCAGGCCATCCTGGCCGAGTGGGGCGTCCTCGAGGTTGATGTGAACCCCTACGCCAACTTCGCCGCCGGCATCACCGGCATCCGCGCCTTCTACACCTGCGACGTGGGCGTGCGCGTGCCGGGCGCCTTCAGCGTCATCGGCTCCATCACCTAAAAAGCAGCGCGCGGGCTTCGGCCCGCGCCTTCCTCACAGGAAAAGCGATGGAAGTTCTCGTCCTCAAAGCCTTCATGGCCAACAGCAAGCCGCAACCGCCCGGCACGGTCATCGACCTGCCGGTGGCCGACGCCGCCTACGTCATCGGCCTCAAGCGCGCCGAGCGCATCGAGGCGGCTGCGGTCGACGCCGGGAAACCGGCTGAATCCGCATCCGCGCCGGTTCGCGGCCGCCGCAAGGCAAAGGCTGAATGATGGCCTTCATCGAAGACCACGCCCCGTTTCTCGCCGATTTCGCCGTGTCCGCGGTGAAGAATGGCGCGACGGCGGTCGCCGGCCTCTTCGACAAAGCCTACGGCGAAGCCTTCGGCCTGATCGCCGGCAACGATCCCGTCTTTCGTTGCCTGTCGTCGGTCGGTATGGCACGCGGCAACACGCTGGTCATCGGTGGCGTCACCTACACGGTGGCGAGTATCGAACCCGACGGCACCGGAATCGATGTTTGCCGGCTGGAGTCGGCGTAATGGCGCACGCCCGCCAGGCCATCCGCGAAGCCGCCGCTACGCTGCTTGGCGGACTGGCCACGACTGGCGCCCGCGTCTTTCAAAGCCGCATGCCGCCGCAGGAATCGCTGCCATGCCTGCTGGTCATGACCGACGGCGAAGAAATCACCTGGGGCGCCTTCGAAAAGCAACTCGACCGCCGCCTGACCCTGACCATCGTCGGCCTGGCGAAAGCCACGGCCAATGTCGACGACACCCTCGACACCATCGCCGCCGAAGTCGAAACGGCACTCGGTAGCGATCTGAAATACGAGCTGACCGGCATCGCGGTCGACTTCGACGAAACACTGGAAAAGCCGGCGGGGCGCATCGTCCTGACCTTCGGCATCCGCTACTTCACCACCGCCGGGGCGCCCGGCACCGTGCTTTAAGGAGCCTCGCAAATGACCGTCCGCACCAACTCCGGCCTCCAGATGTTCATGGAATCGGCCATCGCCACGGCGAAAACGATCACCGCCATCACCAAGGCGGCCCCCGGCGTGATTTCATCCACCGCCCACGGCTTTTCGAACGGCGACATCGTGCTGCTCGAAATCCAGGGCATGCTCGAACTCAATGGCCGCCTGTTCAAGGTCGTCAATCAGGCGACCGACAGCTTCCAGGTTGCCGGCGCCGATGGCTCGACCGGCCTCGACACCACCCTGTTCAACCCCTTCACCAGCGGCACCGCCAAGGAAGTCACGCTCGGTACGACCATCACCGGCTGCATGGACTTCAACGCCGCCGGCGGCGACATCAAGACGGTCGATACCACCACGGTGCACGATACGCAGGATACCGAGATCGTCGTCGGCGCCACGGCGCAGAGCTACGAGATGACGGTGCAGTGGGACCCGGCCGCTGCCGCGCAGCAGGCCATGAAGGCCGCCTTCATCGCCCGCGCCAACAAGGGCTTCAAGATTCGCTGGCCGGATGGTGCCTACGTGCTGTTCTACGGCACCGTCGGCTACACCGGCGCGCCCGGCGGCGGCAAGCAGGGCGTCACCACCAGCCCGGCCAAAGTGTCGATGCTCAACAGCCTGACCGAATACGTCGCCTGATGAAAGAGATCGGCTTCGAGAGGTTTCAGGCCTCGCGCCGGAGCTGGGTCGAATCGGGCAAGCACCGCTTCCAGATCCAGCGCCCGACCATGCTCGACGTGGTCAAGGCCGGGCAGGGCGAGGCAACGCTGAACATCGAGTTCGCCGCCCGCTTCGTCGTCGGCTGGGAACAGGTCACGGAATCCGACCTGATCCCCGGCGGCGACCCCGAGCCGGTCGCCTTCGACCCCGACATCTTCAAGGTCTGGATCGCCGAACACCCGGCCCTCTGGCGCCCGATTTCCGAGGGCATCGCCGCTGCCTACCGCGCCCATGAGGAGCGCACGGAGGCACGGGGAAACGCCTGACGGATTGGCTGGCCGCCACCCGCCGGCCAATCCTCCAGCCCGGCCCGCCGCCCGAAGATTCGCGGGTCGCGCTCAAGGCCTGGAACCTGATGGGTGGAACGATCGACTGGCCGATGCTGGACTGGCTGGCCGGGTACTTGGGTGTAGATGACATGGACGCGCTGATTCTCGACCTGATCGTGATTCGTGACTGGATAACAAGCCGATGAGCCAGAAAACAGAAGTCGTCATCACCGCGCGCGACGATACCCGCGCCGCCATCGCCTCGGCGCAGCGCGGGCTGCAGTCGCTGTCTGCCTCGGCGGCGGGGCTAAGGAACTCGTTTTCGTTCCTCGGATCGGTGGGCGGGCTTGGCGGCCTGATTGGCGGCGCCGCCCTGACGGCGACAGTCGGCGAAGCGATCAACAATCTCGACAAGCTCAACGATTCCGTCGAGCGCCTGGGCATTTCCGCTGAAGACCTGTCCGCGCTCAACTTCGCCGGCAAGCTGAATGGCGTCGAGGCCGACGAAATGGCCGAAGCACTGAAGAGGCTGTCGGTCAAGATGAAAGACGCCGCCGACGGCGGCAAGGAGTCCGGCAAGCTGTTCGAGGCGCTCGGGATCAAGGTCACCGACGCCAGCGGCCGGCTGAAGTCCGCCGATTCCGTCTTCGCCGAAGTGGCTGAGTCATTCGCCGGCATGGAAGACGGTGCCGGCAAGACAGCTATCGCCGTCGAGGCCTTTGGCAAGGCCGGCGCCAAGCTGGTGCCGGTGCTAAATGGCGGTGCCGATGGTCTGAAGAAGTCGCGCGAAGAGGCCGGGCGGCTTGGCGCCATCATGGACGGCAAGCTGGTCAAGCAGGCCGCCGAGTTCAGCGACAATATGGACCGCCTGAAAACGGTTTCTGCAGCTGCCGGCATCGCCATCGCCAGCGATCTGCTGCCGTGGCTGACCCGCCTTTCGGAAGAATTCCTGATCGGCATCAAGAACTCGGATGGGTTTTTCAGCGCGCTCAGTGCCTTCGGTACGCTGAACCCGTTCAAAAACACCAGCGAAAACCTTGCCACGGTGCGCGCCGATATGGCGAAGATGGAATCCGATCTCAAGGAGTTCGGCTATCTTGACGAGGCCCGCTACAACCGCAAGAAAACACAGCTTGCCTACCTGAAAGACCTGCAACTCAAGGAAGTGCTGGCCGGCAGCGAAGGCAACTACGGCAACGAAGGGCGCGGCGCCACGCAGTCGCAGGCTAAGCGCGCCGCCCCGTCGCTTGCCGACCCGGACAAGCCGAAGAAAACCGGCGGTGGTGGTTTGGCGCGCGCGCAAGCCGACGACGCCGCCCGCCTGCTTGAATCCCTGCGCGAAAAAATCGCCCTGAACGAAGCCGACCTGCAATCCACCGGCAAGATGACCAGCGCCGAGAAGGAAGCGGCCAAGGTCAAGTACCTGCTGGAAGCCGGCACGCTGAAAGCCACCGGCGCCCAGCGCGAGGCCATCTTCGCCAGCCTGGAAAGCCTGTCGGTGCTGGAAAAGTCGCTCGCCGCCCAGGAAGAATACCGCAAGGCGCTGGAAAGCCAGGAATCGACCAACGTCAAGAATAGCCGGGCGATGATCGAACAGATCGAAGCTGCCGAAAAGGCCGCCGACCTCTACGGCCTAAGCGCCTCGCAGATCAGCGCCGTCGCCGAATCGCACCTGGAAGACGCCATCGCGCTGGCCTCGCTGAACGGCGCCTACCCGGAACATATCGCCTTCATGGAAGAAGAGTTGGCGATGGTCAAGAAGCTGGGCGCCGCTCAGGAAGGCGGCGACTTGAAGGCGCTGCTGGCCGGCACGAAGTCGGCGCAGGAAGCGGCGCGCGCCGCCAAGGTCGCCACGCTCGACCGGGCGCTGGCCGCCGGAAAGATCGACCCGGAGCAGTATAAGGAGGCGCTTTCCGGCATCAAGGATAGCGTTTCAGAGCTTGACGAATTCACCGTATCGGCGGCCCGAAACATGCAGTCGGCCTTCGCCGACTTCCTCTTCGACCCGTTCGCCGAAGGCATCAACCAGATGGGCTACAAGTTCGCGCAGACGGTGCAGCGCATGGCTGCGGAGGCGTTGTCGGCGATGCTCATGAAGAAGCTGTTAGGCGACTACGCAACGGGCGGAAAAACCGGAGACAGTGGACTGATTGGGGCTGGTGTGGGCTGGCTTGCGAAAGCCTTCGGATTTCACGAAGGCGGTATTGTTGGTGAGAGTGGCGCCGCTTCGTTCACGCGCGCAGTCCCGGCATCGATGTTTCTGAAGGCGCCCCGGTTTCATAACGGCGGGCTGGTTGGTGACGAGGTTCCGGCGATCCTGAAACCGGGTGAGCTGGTGTTGACCAAAGAGCAGCAACGCGGCATGTCAGGGGCCGCGGCAAACCAGCCTGCCCAGAATATCCGCATCGTAAACGCCTTCGACAGCCAGTTCATCGGCGACTACCTCGGCAGCGCCGCCGGCGAGCGCGTCATCATGAACGCCGTGCAGCGTAACGCCTCGGCCTTCCGTCAGGCGCTCGCATGAGCCTATGGCCATTCATGCCGGTTGGCGAAATCGTCGAAGTGCTGGAATGGCGCACCGACGTGCTGCGCGCCCGCTCCAGCGAGCAGCGTTTTCGCCTGCGCGAACGGCCGCGTCGGCAATGGGTGTTCAAGCATCTGTTTGACAAGGAAAGCCAGGCGGCCGCCCGCGCCATCCTGCGCGGCGCGTTATCCTTCCAGGTGCCGGACTGGATCAAGCCGGTCTATGCCGGCCCGGTCGCCGCCGGATCGTCAGTGTCGATCACCATGACGACCACCGGCCTCGGCCTTGCCGCTGGCGGCTCGGTGGTGCTGTGGAACGGGCCGCTCGATTACGAGGTGTGCACCATTCAGAGCGTCTCGCCGAGCGCGCTGGTGCTGGCCTTCGTCGCCACCGCGCGCGGCGCGACGATCTACCGCGTCGACCAGGCGCACGCCGCGGTCGACCTGTCGATCAGCCGGCCCGCCGGCCCGCTGCAGCGGGCCGATATCGTCTTCGAAGCGCCTGCCGTCTACGTGCATGCCGCTACCACATATACGCAGTATCGCGGGCATGACGTGCTGCCGGTCGTTCCCCGCGTCGGAAACGGTTCGCTGGCCGAAGGCATGGCCTGGCCGCTGGAAAAATTCGACAACGAAACCGGACTGATCGCCACCTCGGCGCTGCGCGATCTGCCCGACGACCGCTTCATGATGCGCTGGCACGTTTTCACCCAGCCGGAAATCGCAGCTTTGCGCGCCTGGATCGCCAGCCGCTACGGCCGCTGGCTGGCCTTCTGGCAATCCACATGGCAGCGCGATCTGGTCGCCGCCGCCGACATCACGGCCGTTGCTACCACCCTGCGCGTGTTTTCCCCGGCCAGCGCCGCATCGCTCGGGCGCAGCGCCTTTGATCTTGAAATCAGCGTGCCGTCGAACCTGCTCTACAGGCAGGTGACAGCAGTCGCCGCCGGCCCGGCGGTCGACGGCCGCCCGACCTTCGACCTGACGCTGTCCAGCGCCCTCGGCGTCGCCGTGACAGCAGCGCAGTTCGGCCGCATCAGCTACCTGCGCTGCGCCCGCTTCAACGCCGACCGCATCGAGCTGCTGCATCGCCCCGGCGAAGGCCTGGCGGTGTCCGTTCCTTGTATCGAGGTTCCGGTACCATGACCTACGCCAGCATAGAAACCTCGGCGCAATCCGGCCGCCCGGTCGAGCTATATGAGTTCCTCAACGGGGCAGTCGCCTACCGCTACACCAGCGCCGCCAGCGATGTGGTCTATGGCGGTAACACCTACACCGCCGTCCCGATTGCACGGGGGGCCGTGGAGGCGACCAGCGAGACGGCCCGCCTGGCGCTCGAAATCACATGCGCCCGTGACCTGCCGGTGCTTGGCCTCTTCTCGACCATGCCGCCGGAAGACGTAGTCGTCGTCACCCTGCGCCGCCTGCATGCCGGCGACGGCGAGGCGATCACGCTGTGGATGGGGCGCGTGCTGAACGTGACATGGAACAATGCCTCGGCGGGCGTGCATTGCGAGAGCGTCTATACCTCGCTCAAGCGCACCGGCCTGCGCCGGCTTTACCAGAAGGGCTGCCCGCACGTCGTCTATGGCCCCGGCTGCTGGCTGGATCGCGCCGATTTCAAGGTGGTGCGCACGGTGGACACGATAAGTGGCACAACGATCACCCTAAGCGCGCTGGCCGGCTATGCCGACGGCTACTTCGCCGGTGGCTATCTGGAATGGGAGAAGAGCGCCGGCGTTTTCGAGCGCCGCGCCATCCGCTCGCAGACGGTAGCCGTGGTTACCATCGGCTTCCCGATCCCCGGCCTGGCAGCCAGCGCCTCGGTCAATCTTTACCCCGGCTGCGACCACAGCCTCGCCACCTGTGACGGCAAGTTCGACAACCGCCTCAACTACGGCGGGCAGCCCTACTACCCGGACAAGAATCCGTTTAACGGCGTCGCCATCTATTGAGCCCCGGCCATGACATTCGTTTTCCAGCTCCTCCTCCTTGTTGTTTCCTACTTCGTCAGCGCCGCGCTCTCGCCAAAGCCGCCAAAACCAAAGCCGGCGGCGCTCGAAGACTTCGACATCCCAGTCGCCGAGCAGGGGCGGCCGATCCCGGTCGTCTTCGGCACGGTCACGCTAACGGGCGCAAACGTGCTCTGGTACGGCGACCTGCGTACCACCGCGATCAAGGAAAAGGGCGGCAAGAAATGACCATCGTCACGCACCGCCACTGCCGCGAGCTGGGCTACTGCAATCGCGGCCTGCGTGCCTGGTTCGCCCGCGAGGGGTTGGACTGGGCCGATTTCTTGAAGCATGGCATCGCCGCCGAAGTCCTGCGCCAGCGCGATAACGCGATGGCTGATCGCGCCATCGCCCGCGCCGAAGTGGAGGCCGTTTATGGGCAGTAAGAAATCGGTCACAGTCGGCTATCGCTACTACCTTGGTATTCACTTCGGGCTATGCCACGGTCCGGTCGATGCCGTGCAAAAGATTGTGGTCGGCGAGCGCGTGGCCTGGGTCGGGCATCAGGATACCAGTGGCGCGGTGGCCATCTATGCGCCCGAGCTTTTCGGCGGCGACAAGCGCGAAGGCGGTGTCGCCGGCCAGCTTGACGTGCTCATGGGCGAATCGACGCAGGTCGAAAACAGCTACCTGCAGTCGAAAATTGGCGCGGCGATCCCGGCCTTTCGCGGAATTCTATCTGCCGTCTGGCGTGGCGGGCAGGTGACGTCGAACAACCCCTACCTGAAGCCGTGGGCATTCACCGTGCGCAGGATTCTGCAGGGATGGACCGGCGGTTCGGCATGGTATCCGCCAAAAGCAATTATTCGCACTGTTTCGGACATCGTTACAGAAGAATTTTCGGTGGCATTCCCGGTGCTGACGCAGGGCGTTGATGCGTCTTATCCGGCACCTGGGCAGACGTATCCGGTGCCTGTCGTCATGGGGCCGTTCGCCGAAACCCGGCGCGTGGTTGTCGGGAATTCGTCTGGCGCTGGAAATTTAAACGTCGACGATTATTTTGTGGTCAACGGCGAAGTGTTCAACCCGGCTGGGGCAGCCGGGACGCCAGTGCCGGCAGGAACCGACCTCGGGATGCTGGCACCCGGAGAAACGATGACGTTCTCCGTTAAAAATACCGTCAACCCCTACTGTAGCGGGTTCGGGACGATTACCGCGTTCGTTGCCGAAGGGGTCGATATGAACCCCGCGCACATGATCTATCAATGCCTGACCGATAAAGAGTGGGGCATGGGCTACACGGTCACGGCAATCGACATCGCCTCATTCACTGCTGCGGCAGACACTCTGTATGCCGAGGGATTTGGCCTATCGATGTTGTGGAACCAGCAGGAGGTCATCGAGCAGTTCATTGGTGTCATCCTCGACCACATCGGCGGCATCCTTTATGTCCGCCCTGAAACATCGACCTTCGCGCTCAAGCTGATCCGCGCCGACTACGATCGCGGCACCTTGCCGCTGTACGGCCCGGCCAACCTGGTCGCTGCCGAAGATTACCAGCGCCAGGGATGGGGTGAGACGGTCAATGAGATTACCGTTGTTTATACTCACGCCAATACCTCAAAAGACACCCCGGTCACGGTGCAGGACCCGGCCAACATTACCGTGCAGGGCGGCGTCGTGGCTCAGACGCGCAACTATCCTGGCATCCGCAGTCCATTGATCGCGCAACGGGTGGCGCTGCGTGACCTGCAAGCCGGGTCGACGCCGCTGGCCAGCATCAAGCTGACGGCAACCCGCGCGGCCTGGCAGGTTTTTCCCGGCGATGTCTTCCGCCTGACCTGGCCGGAGTATGACGTCGATGACGTGGTTTATCGGGCGCTCAACGTCAATCGCGGCACCCTGACCGATGGTCAGATCATCATCGATGCCGTCGAGGATGTGTTCGGCCTGCCCGATAACACCTACATGGTCGAGCAGCCTGGCGGCTGGGTCGATCCGTCGAATCCGCCGACCGTGGCGCCCTATCGCAAGGTGATCGAGGCGCCGTACTGGGATCTGGCGCGCAATATGACGGCCGCCGATCTCGATTATGTCGACGCGCTGTCTGGCTACCTCGAAACGCTGGCGGTGCGCCCGAGCGGCGATGCGATTAACTACGGCATCCAGGCCAAGGTCGGCGCGGCAGCTTACGAGGCCGCCGGCAACGGCGACTTCTGCCCATCGGCGGCGGTTGTCGGCGCATTGACCAAAACGACGACGGCGATCATGCTAGACAATGGAATCGACCTAGACCTGATCGCGGCAGGTGGATACGCGATTATCGGCGACGAATACGTGCTCGTCTCGGCCATCGATGCCAATGCCAGCACGGCAACGATCTCGCGCGGGCTGCTCGATACCGTGCCCGCCGCGCATGCCGCCGGTGCCCGCATCTGGTTCGCCGACGGCGACCAGGGATTCAGCAGCACCGAATACGCCGCTGGCGAAGTCGTCGACGTCAAGCTGCTGCCGGTCACTGGTCGTGGCGAGCTGGATATTGCCATGGCCCCGGTCGATATCCTGACCATGGACCAGCGACAGTACCGTCCCTATCCGCCAGCCAATGTGCGTTTCGATGCACTTGAGTGGCCTGCCATCATCGAAGGCGCGGCGGATGTGGTTCTGACCTGGGCGCACCGGGATCGCCTGGCGCAAACAGCCTACCTGGTCGAGCAAAATGAATCCAGCATCGGACCCGAGGCCGGCGTGACGTATTCGGTCGAGGTGGCGGACGAGTCGCTGGTCGTTCTGCATTCTGCCACCGGCATCAGCGGGACGACAGCAACGGTGCCGGCCTCTTCGCTGACAGCCGGCCTGCTGCGCTTCCGCCTGTGGTCGGTGCGCAGTGGGCTGTCTAGTTGGCAGGCACATGAACACTGGGCGGTATGGGGCGAATTACGCGTCACCGAAGACGGAGAATCAAGAATCATAGAAAGCGGCGACTTCCGCGTTACTGAATAAGGAATCGATATGTCAAAAAAAATTAGCGAACTTGCCGCAGCGACGACGCCGCTTGCTGGATCAGAGCTACTTGAATTGGTCCAGGGCGGCGTTAGCAAGAAGGTTGCGGCCAGTGAGCTGTCCGGCACTGCGTCTTATTCAAGAACTATGCTTACCGCTGCCAGAACCTATTACGTTCGCACGGACGGATCAAACTCTAACGATGGGACGGCAAATACATCGGGCGGGGCGTTCCTGACGATCCAGAAAGCTATCGACATCGCGACGACGCTTGATAACGGCGGCTTTGACATCACGATCCGCATCGGTTCAGGGACGTTCACGGGCGCCAATGTCCTCAAGAGCTTCGTCGGCTCCGGGAATATCACTATCCGTGGCGACAACAATGACATGACCAGCACGGTCATTTCAACGACGTCAGCGAACTGTTTTGGTACGACGAGCGCTGTTATCGGAGACTACAAACTGCAGTACATGAAGCTGCAGACGACAACGGCGGGATCTTGCCTCGTTGTTGCCAGCGGCCAGGGAATACTGAGTTTTAACAACATCAATTTTGGCGCCGCAGCCTGGGACCACATTGCCGTTGGGAGCGGCTGCCGGGTTACCGCGACCGGGAATTACACAATTTCCGGTTCTGCAAATTCACATTATGCTGCCGCCGATACGGGGCTCATCGTTTCGCAATCGATCACGATAACGCTGTCTGGAACCCCAAATTTCGTCATCGCGTTTGCCTTCTCGTCGCGCGTCAGCAGCATGCTTGCCAATGCCTTGACGTTCTCCGGATCGGCAACCGGAAAGCGCTACGACGTCCAGACGAATGCCCTGATTTTTACCGGCGGTGGTGGTGCGAACTATTTCCCTGGTAACAGCGCAGGGACGACGGCGACTGGCGGGCAGTATGTCTGATATCCGGCGCCAGACTTATACGAATTAACAGTGCGATAAGAAAATCTTGCAGTGACCTCCGGCAAGTTGGCGCCGCTGGTGAGCGACGGGCAAAACTGGATTGTCATGGCAGAAAATTAAGGTTTGAAAATCATCGCCGGAAAAGACCGGGGAATGGAATAGACATGACTGACAACGAGCTGATTGCGAACCTGCATCGACGAATGGACCAGCAGGACAAAATGCTTTTGGAAATTCGCGACAAGATGAACGCGCATGTGGTCGAGTCCGACCAGATACGGCCGGCGCTTGAAGAGCTGGTGACGCTGTGGAAGGGGTCGAAAATACTCCTACCGATCATTGCGGCTGCGACAGCGATGCTTTGGGCAGTCATTGTATGGGCTAAGGAAAATCTTAAATGACGTCGGTTTTTGTAAAGGAGAAACAACATGCTGCCTTTTGTTGCTGCCGCTCTTCCTTTTTTAATTCAGGCGGCGCCGGCCCTGATTCGCCTGTTCGGAGACGGAGAACAGTCCGAAAAAAATGCAAAAGCCGCCGAAACTGTAGCTGAGCTGGCAAAAGAGGTGACGGGAGAAACGACCGCCGAAGGTGCGGCCAATGCCATCGCCGCAGATCCGGCGCAGGCGCAGGCCTTCGCGCAGGCCGTCGAAGCGAAGTGGTACGAGCTGACCGGCGAAGCGGGCGGCGGTGGCATCGCCGGGGCGCGCAAGGCTGATGCAGCCATGCAGGCCGCCGGCAAGCCGTGGATGTCGCCGTCCCTGTGGATATCGCTGGCGCTGCTGCCGCTGGTTTATCTGGTCGTCGCCGCCGTTCTCTTCGGCGAAGGCTGGACGAACGATATCCGGGCAATGGTCGTCTCGTCGATCATATCGCTGGTGCTCGGGTCGGTGACCGGCTTCTTCCTCGGCACCAGCTACGGAAGCCAGCGCAAAACTGATCTGCTGGCGGAGAGGTAGGCATTGAAACTTACTTCAACTCCGAAGCCGCTACCCTGGCCCTGCTGCTCGGCGCCGGGCTGCTCAGCCTCATATTCGTCGTCGCCTGCATTCTGTGACTTGTGCTCAGCATCGTCGAAGATGCCAACGTGCGCGACATTGACTATCCAGACGACTGGAAGTGGCATGACTGCAAGCAAGGCAAGCGATGACCCATGTTGAAACCATCGGCGATGCCACGCTATATCTCGGCGATTGCCGCGAAGTTCTCGCCAGTCTGGCGCCCGACAGCGTCGACGCCATCGTCACCGATCCGCCCTATGGCCTGTCGTTCATGGGTAGCGGTTCCACCGGCCTCGGCGCCTACGCCGCCGGGATGAAATTCATCGGTATCGAGCGCGAACTGAAATATTTGGGTATTCGGAATATCCGGTTGATTTCTGACTAAATCTCGCCGGATTCCAAAAGTCGCATTACGGTTGATATTGGCACGCCGTAGTCGGCTGGAACGTCCTCGAAATCGAAGTCAGCAGCCATCGAGTAGTAGGTCATGCGCCCCATGCCCTCGAACGGCGACTGCCTACGAGGCTTAGGCTTGGCAACCTTATGCTCCTGGGAGAACAGCACCTTGGCCCGGAATGTCTCGAACTCCATGCCTCTGGCGTCTCGCTGCTTATCCTTTCCGCCCCGGTTGGTCGATTCCGTGAATGCGTTGGTGTATTGGTGGCCGGGTCGGAAATAGGCGAAGATGCCATCCGACCAGTTGGTAACGGTTTGGGCCACTGGCCCCCAGTGTTTCTTCTGGCTGTCTGGAATGCTTGCCTTCCACTGGCTGAAACGCTCCCTTGCCTCCTTCTCGCAGGTGGCGTCATAAATGCCGTAGAAGTCCTCTTTGAGCCGGTAAGCAATGCCCAGCTCGGGAAAGGCGTTCAGCCACGTCTCCATCGTCATGCGCGGTAATGGCTTCACATCGTGCTCCCGCATTAGCAGCAGTTTCCTGTCGCCCATCAGGGTCTTGCGTTGGGCGCTAGTCAATCCAGCCTTCAACCCTCTGCGAATGTCCTCCAGGGTCTCGTTGGCCATCTTGATGACGTGGAATTTGTCGATGACCTGAGTGGCCTGTGGCATCAATGTTTTGGTAACCGTTCGATACGGTCCGTACATGTCAGAGCAAACGATTTCAACGTCCTTCCGAGCAGGGAGGTTGCCGAAGAACTGATTCAGCGCTGGCAATGTTCGGCTGGGAAGCAGTTCAATCGCCGTCCCTTCGGCAATGTTTGTGAATATGGCGAAATACTGCTTCCCGATATACAGCTCATCCATGCCAAGTACCCTGGGCACGGTGAGCTTGTAGGTGGCATCCTTTGCCTTGTAGTAGTCCATAAAGATGCTGCGCACGGTCTTTTCGTCGACACCAACATCGCGGGCTACTTCGCTGTTGCTGCCAAGCACAGCCTTGACCTCAATGTGCTTAACCAGGCGCTTCGTCATCATGCGCCGGTCGTCCATATCCTTCATTTCCGGCCGGAAGGTAGAGCCGCAGTCATGGCATTTGTAGCGCCGCCGAATCATCCAGATGGTGACGCGCTTGCTGTGGATAGGTACGTCGCGGTATGCCTGGTCGTCCTTGCCGAATCTGACGACGCGGCCTTCAGCGGCACCGCAGGACTGGCAACAAGACGGTTCCGGCAGTTCAACGCGGAAGTGGTAGTCGTGGTCTTCCTCCTTGAAGCCAACGACATCGAGCTTCAAGGGGTGCAGCAGGTTACCAGGGAGCATTACTCCCCCGCCTGCTTGAGTGCTTTGCGAATGCCTTCGCTGACGTTGCCATTGCCAAGTTTGGTAGCGATTGCAACGCTCTCGGCGTCGAGGTAGGTATTAACCTTCTTGCCGCCTGCCATCTCGGATGGCCTGCCAGCAGTTCCAAGCGCCGCTGCGACCTTTCTGCCGTCAAGGTTTCGCATGGCTCCGGCGTTAATCTGGACGTATAGACCAGACGGGAGCTTTACCAGCGCCCCGGTGTCGCCTTCGCCCTGGGTGACTGTCCCGAGAGCCTCTGCATCGCTGGGAATGGTATTGGTGTAGAGCCGCCATTTACCGTCGATATTGACGGTAAGGCGGCCACGGTTCGTATGGGTCATGGCCGCCTCTCTTTACTTCTGGTAGTTGCCGAGCTTGTAGTATTCGCGGACTTCGCCAATAGTCATTCCGGCGCAGCGCTCATTGATTTTGTCGGCAGATTCGTAGGCTTCGGCCTTGGTGCCTTTCTGGATGTAATCCTCGCCGAGGATTGAGACAATCCAACCGAAAGCGCCATTCTTGGCCTGGCGAACTTGCGTAAAGGTCTTGGTGGTTTCCATTTTTGGCTCCGGATTAAATGGTTTCGACGTCAACTTTGCCGCCCATCGCCTTGACTTGCTCAAGGCCAGCGAAGAACTTGTCAGCAACCTTGCATGTTCCGGCGTAGCAAACCTGACCATTCTTGCATTCTTCGAACTTCTGCGTCTTTCCGTTCGGGAGGGTGACCGTATAGACCTTGGCGACGTCGCTTGCGTATTCCATTTTCTGCTCCTACCCCTGATTCCCCGAGGTGCGGCTGGTTGGCGTTGTTGCCTTCCATGAGTTCTATTATATACGCACAAAACTTAATTGCAAGTGTTTTGTGCGTATAGAACAAATATTTTTCATCAACCAGGAAATCCGAAGAAAGTGATTGTTCGGTCATCCGCCCCGGCGACCGGAATCAACCACTAAATCCGGATACCCAAATATTTCGACATCGCCTGCAAGCGCATCGACAACGCCTGCCGTCAGGAAAGGCTCTTCGCATGACCGCAAGAATCGTTGATCTGGACAAGTGGCGCGAAGCCCACCCACCGCTGGTCCGCCTGGCGCATATCTCCGGCCATCTGATGATGGCCAGCTTCGCCTACCAGCGCAACGCCTGGCGTGCGTGGCTGTCGATGTTCGTCATTCGCCGCTGAAATGGGCGGTTCGCAAAACTTGCGGCATATTGGAATGATCGCCACCAGCGGAAGCTGGCGCCGTCATTGGCTCGATATTCCCGCAAAAAACCTTCTACAATCCGAAATGCGACCAAGCAATGAAGCGGATTTCAAGGCACCGATTTTTGCAGTTTTTGTAGAAGTTTGGATCATACAAATCGCCTTGCAATCCGCGTGGCTTCTATCTTTGCGCAGATTCCGCTAGTAGAATTCGCGCATTATAACGAAGTCTCGTATTCATGCGGGTTTGCAATGTATTTTTGTAGAAGGTTCTACAAAACGCGCGTTCTAGGTTCAACAACCTGCGCATCTTCCAGCTTGATATAGCGGTCGCTCATGGCCTTTGTCGAGTGACCGAGCAAGGCCTGATAGTCGAGGCCTTCGCGCTTGGCGTCGGTCGCTGCCTTGCCGCGAATGTCGTGGAAGTTTGCGTCCTCGACCTGCGCCAGTGCGCAGGCGTTTAGCCACCATGTGTAGAGCGTTGCCGTGCTGTAGGGCTGGCCCTTGAGGGTGCAAAGCAGGTAGAGGCCGCGCACCGGGCGCTTGATCTTGCGCGCCGTGTCGATGGCGGCTTCGAGGGCGGCATTGCGGCGGAACAGTTGCAGCTTCTTCGTTTTGATCTGGCGTATCAGCAGGCCGTCGTCTGTCCAGTGCTGCATGCGGATCGCCAGCACGTCGGAGATCCGGGCGCCGGTGATGTAGGAAATGTCCATCGCCGACTGCAGGACGGGGTGGGCGTGATTTCGGATGGCGATGAATTCTGCGTCGGTCAGATAGCGGTTGCGGCGCTTGGTCTTCAGGCGCTTGATTTCGCGCGCTGGGTTGCGGTCGATTACGCCCCGGCGAACGGCCAGATCAAGCACGTTGGTCAGCAGTGCCTTGCCGAGATTGGCGCGCGCCCTGGATGGATGATTATCCAGCCAGGCGGCGACGTTGGCAGGAACGATGTCGGTAACGAGCGAATCCATGAATACCGCCTTGAGCTGCGTCGCCACGCTGCGGTAATTGACCATGGTTGAGGCGGTCAACTCGTTCGGTAGATCAAGCCATTCATCGATCAGACGCGCCAGGCTGCCGGATGATGCCGGGCCATTTTCGAGTTCTGCCCACTTGATGCGCGCCTTTGCCAGATCGCTGCCGATCGGTATCCACCGCCGCGGCTTTTCATTCGTGACGTAGTAATAGCTTTTCCCCTTAATTTGCATGTGCGGGGGTAGGTCGTGATTTGATTGGCGCTTGCGTCCCATGGCGCCGGTCATCTTAGGCGCGCTTTCGCAGTGCATCAAGGTTCATTTTGGCGCCGGCCACCGGTTCGCTGCCAGAGAGCTTCGCCGTCACATAGGCTTTCAGCACTACGGGGCGGCCGATGGCGGATTTTTCGTAGCGGTAGCCGTGGGCGTCGAGCCACTTGCGCTGCCATGCGGCGAGCGAATAGCCGGTGAGTTCGGCGAGTTCTTCCTGGTTAAGGAAGATGCGGTCGTTCACGCCGCCTCCTTCAGCCCCAGCGCCTCGAGCTCAATCGTGATCTGCTCGGCGAGCACAGCCTGGCGGATGGTGGCGCGGGGGATGCGGGTGAGCGCGGTTTCGGCGGTGTTGAGCAGGCGCAGGCAGGCGTCGATTTCGGTTTGAACCAGCGGGGTGCCGGCTTCCAGTTTCCTGGCGACGCGGCGCATGGGGTCGGCCGGCAGGCTGGGCAGCAGGCGCTCGAGCAGGGCGACGAAGCCGTTGATTGCCCAGTCGGTGCGGGCGTATTCGTCGGCATGGTCGATGCGGGTGACCGGGTAGCCGCGAATGGTGTCGACTTCGCCGGCCTTGATTTCGGTGAAGGCCTTGCGGATCGGCTGCAGCCAGTGGCGGGTTTGGCGGCGGGTGAGGTTGGTCATGGCTTCCAGGTCGCTTTTCGCAGCGCTTCTACTGCGGAATCTTGAGCTGCCCCTGAGTTTTCGCAGGTGTTTTCACGCACCACAAAAAGAAGCCCCAAGAGTGCCTCTCGAAGCTCGCCGGCCGCCGCCATCAGCGTCGCATCCTCCATCTGCTTCCTGAAAAAACCGTCGCGCAATGGAACCCGTGCGACGGCGCCGGATGAATCGGCGGCGCATTCATCCATGATGTCGATGAACTTCGGATTGTTGCCGCGCAGGCGGGTTTTCCAGGCCATCTCAACCCCGCATCTTGTGCGTCGTCACCGTCGCGCCGCCCTGCAGCGCGTGGATGGTCTTGGTGCCGCTGCCGGTGCGTTCGCTGGTGGTTTCGCCGGGTAGCAGCGGGCGCGGTTCGCGGCCGTTGATGAAGGCGCTTCCATTGCCTCCGACGGCCTTGGCGTGTTCAACTTCGACCTTTGCGGCATTGATGATGACCTGCGCGGTGTCGCCGATGAGCTTGATGCGCTCGGCTTCCATCGTGCCGTCCTTCGCCGCCTGCAGGGTGGCGAAGAGCGTGGTGTAGAGTTCGTCGATGTTGTGGCTCATGCAGTTTTCTCCTTGTTGAGCTGGCGCGTGATGGCGCCCTTGAGTTGAATGACGCGGGCGATGTCTTCGCCCCAGCGGTGAACACCGTTGCGGCGCAACAGCTCGGCGCGGGTGATCAGTTCCAGGTTGGCTTCGACCAGGTTGGTTTTGTCGCCGTCCTTGAAGGCGACGGCGTAGCCTTTTTTGGGC